TGCGTCTGTCCCGCCGGTGAGAGTAAATGTTTGCCCGCTAGTTTTCGCAACTCCATCGACTGTGCAAGTTGCTGTACCAGTCCAAGAAATTACATGAGTACCTGATTGAATGTTTAGACCTTCAATTACTTGCTCAATACCCCCAGCAGGTGCAGTCATTGTTACTGCATTGGCAGTATTTGAGAATGTCAAATTCTGTCCGCTTGTAACAACCCTCCATCTATCGAGAGTGTATTGATTTGCGGATGTTGTAGCAGTACCAGACACATAACCTCTTTGATTGATAGTTCCAAGTGCATTTATGAGAAGGTTTTTATTACCTAACAAATCACTCTTAATAGTTAAATCAGTCCCCACTACTGCCGAGACACCGGTTTGTGGGGCTGTAAAAGGTATTGAACCGTCTGCTAGAACTTCTGTAGCCGTTCTAACTTTTGCTATTAAAATCCATCCATCTGTCTGATATTCAAAAAATGTTAAAACATCACCTGCCGTCGTTGTTATGTTATTACCGCCCGGAAGTATCAAGTTAGTCGCATGATGCGTTAAAGTTAAAGCCCCGTCAAACTGTAATCTAACTAATTTACTACCATTATTTCTACTTATAGCAGTTATACCAGTAGTACCAGTAACATCAAAAAAGTTACCATCTGCCCCTAATGTTAAAGTAGAAGCCGATGCAATATCAACACCCTTAGCATTTATATTTTGGGTTAATAGATTAAGATTAGCATCATACTCAGTCTTATAAGCAGAACCAGAGACAGATGTCTTTAAACCAGTATCCAATGTATTTTCTACGGTCATATATTATCCTCCTATAAACTTTCATCCAATACTAATTGAACATTATATCGTTCATCAGTTGCTGTTTTTATTGCATTAGCAAATGTAGGCATAGATGCAAACTTACCATAATAAGTATTAGAATTTATCAATGCCGTTGAAGTAGTATCAGTAGTTAAAATTATATCTTTGTTTGTTCTTACTAAATCGAACATAGTTACAATCGCATCTCTATCAGTTAGAGAAATATAAGAAAATGACATAGTCAATCTATTAAATAATTCTTTTATATCACTATGTAGTTGCCCACCAATAGAGCGTTCATGTTCCGTAAAATCAATTAGAGTCCTTTCTATACCAATATCATAAGACTTTGCAGGTTGATATTTTGCACCTAACATAATCCTACCAATATCATAAGTAGTATCTAAGCCAGCCCCGCCGGTCATACTCAATTTCCAATACTGAAAACTTCCACCGCTATTAGTCAATGAGTAATCAACAAGATTAGTTGTTGTATTGATAGTTAATGTATCTGCGTGATTTGGAAAACTATTTGAGCTATTACTATCGATTGTTATTGTTGGAGCAGTTGTCGTAAACTGATTAAAATTATGATTTATAATCGCTATCGTATCTATAGATATTGCACTACCTAAATTAAATATAACCGATTCCGTTGTCAACCCTGTCGTTTTCCATTGCTTAGTCTTAAATGGGTGTTGTATATTCTCAACTGGAAATCCAGTAGTCTCACTACTACCTGTTAAAGTAGCACCTATAACTTTATCATCATATAAAAAATTAGGAGTACTCATATCATATTCCTAGATAGAGTTACACCATCTGCAAGTTTTAACATCTTCTTTTCTGATAAATCAAAAAGCACCTGTCCCATTTTTCTACCGGCTATATTTACTACTAAATTGATTTGATTCATATTATTACCAGTAAATTTCACTGGTATTGATTTATTATCTGGTAATGGGACTACCGCTTCATTTTTGCCACCTTCACCCATTAAAGAAAATGTAGGTTTTCTTATAATACCACCTTTTGCATATTTTTTAGGAAGACCTAATACATCTGCTGCATCTCTATTAACAATAATATCTCCGGCTATTCTTCTACGAATAGGTAAACTAGCTAAAAACTTTCGACCTTTTTTACTTCTTAGTAATCTTCTTCTATCGCCTGAATCAGGACGATTTTCTCTAGCACTTCGGAAATGTCGTAACTGTTTCTTTGTCATCTTTGAGAATTCATTTACAATTGATTTGTCGGCGGATCCTAAATTATTCGTAGTTCGTATATATAATTCCTTAGGAGTTAACCGTCTTCTTCCAGCTCCAAAAATACCACCCGTACTAAAAGCATCACGGATAAACATTGCCGCCACAGCAACAGGTAATATCGTACCAAAGAATGTTGCACCAGCACCAGCACCTGCACCTGCACCTGCACCAGCACCAGCACCAGCACCTGCACCTGCACTAACTCCTGCATTAACTCCTGCATTAACTCCTGCATTAAGAGCTGTTCCTGAAACCGAAGTCGATAAACCTGTTGCCATTAATAATTTAAGTGCTAACCATTTGGCTACCATCTCAGCTACCATTTTCAAAAAGAAAGTTTTAATTCCACCAAAAATGTTTTTAAATAATTCACCAGTATTAGTTATATCTCCATTCATTACTTTAAAGAATCCATCAGACATACTATCCTTAATAGCCATAGCACTTCCCTGACCAAAAGCAACCCAATCACGATTAGCATCTTCCCATGTTCTTGAGGCATCAAAAACACCTGCTTTAAATGCATCCCGAGCATCGGCATCGCCTGTTTTAATTTGTTCTAACGCATTTCTATGTAAAATTACATCCCTATTTGAGGCATCCCTAGTTAATTCAGCAATGTCTGAATTTAATTGTATGGTGCGTTCAGCTTTAAATAATGCTTTCTGTTCTTCTGTGCCGTTAAAATTTGCTAAATCAATTTCATATTGTGCTTTTAATTTGTCTATCCCTTCAAGATTGGAACCAGTGATTTTATCTATTGTCTTTTTACCAGCTTTTTCTCTTTTGCGTTCTTCTTTAGATATAACAGAAGTGGTAGTTACCACATTCTTTTGTTTTGCATCAGCAATTTTATTAGAAGTTTTTATTTCTACCTTTGCAATTTTTTCTGCTAATACTGGACGCTCTTTTACGCTCTGTTTAAATCTCTCATTATCTTTTGTTAATCGCTTCTGTGCTTTTTGTAATTGACCAATAGCTCTTTTCCATTGTAATGAACCTTTAGTAGAATTCTTAACCACCTTCTCCCATTTTCTTACTTGTCGCACATCAGTACTTATAGCTTTAGCATGCTTATCTGTTGTATTTGTACTGCCTTTAAATATATTTATGAAATCAACAAATGCCAACATAGCCCCTTCTGTGGCTTTAGCTAATTCTATAAAGATAGGAACCAACACGCTTCCTAATGAAGTTGCAAAAGTTGTTATATTTGGTATTGCTTCTTTTATTACTCTAACAAATTCATTGATGCTCGGAAGCAATGTTTCCCCTACAGATATAGTCACTTTCTCAAACATCAATTTTAACTGGTCAAGTTTAAATTGTAGTTGGTTCGACATATCAGTGAATGCTATTTGAGTAGACCCCGCGGAAGTGGCTTGTTCTTCTAACTGTGACCCCAATTCGCTAACGCCATCTTTTAATAAAGTCTGCACAACTGCCAATGATTCAGAAGTGATACCCAATGCTTTTAATTTCTCAGCACTCCCACCAGTTGCTATTGACATCTCTTTTAAAACACCAATCAGACCTTTAGATTTTAAAGCCTGCTCACCTAAAGACACACCCATTAACTGGGCAGACTTTTTCGCAGCATCCTGTGGTGCTGATATTGCGAGGATGGTAGCTCTTAATCCTGTAACAGCTTCGTTGGTATTGATACCAGCTAAAGTTACAGTAGATAATGAAGCCAACATCTCTTGCATACTAATTGAAGCATTAGCGGTAATCGGTGCTAATCTACCGATAGCAGTTGATATTTCTGCGACTGTAGTTTTACCACCTTTCTGTGCAGTGAATAGGGCATCTGAAACAGTCGTAGCTTCTGATGCTTTTATACCATAGGCATTAAGAATAGAAGTTAATCCGTCTGTAGCAGTTGATATGTCCGTAACACCAGCAACAGCAAGTTTACCGGCGATCCCTAAAAATTTGATTGCCTCACTAGCTGGTACCCCAGCAGAAACTGCATCGAACATAGCTTTTTGTAAACTCCCCAAAGGTTGGGCGGTCTCTGTAGCTACTTGTAGCAATCCTTCACCAAAGCCACTGATATCTTTTTTAACTTTGGAAGATAGCGTACCCACTTCTGCTATTCCACTATTAAACTTTGCAAATTCAGTAACAGCGGAACTCACAAAATCTGTTATTTTACTAACTGCAAATGCACCTGCTAAAACCCCTGCTATAGGTAAAAATGACTTCTTAATTGATGATGCAAAAGAGGATGCCTTACCAGAGGTATCCTTGAAATCTTTTCTTGCAAGAGCCAAGTCTTTCTTCAAGCCGGAAATATCACCTTGAATCTGAACAAATGCTTTTGCTATCACTTCTGACATTAAAATACCTCTTTAAAAATAAATTGCATGACTACCGTACCTTAGGCAATCGTATACCCTGTTCTTTCATTGTTTCCATCACATCACCAGAATCTGGAAATTGTTTTTTCACTTCTTTCATATTACCTAAATAACTATATGCCTGTGCTAAAGTCATACTACAAACATCACTATGAGTGAATCCATAACACTTTGCTAATAGGGCAAACAACATTTCCCACGGAATTATTTCTTCTGCTCCGCTGTCTGCCCCTTCTCGTTTCCCGATGGTAACCCACTATTAGCTAATTCACCAATCTTAGAAGAAAACTCTTGCATATTACTCAAATCCACCAACTCCTTAACTTGGGCAATAGTTATATCCTGTTGTTTCTTCTTTAATGAAAAATAAACTAAATGGATTATCCCACTCAAAGTAGTTAAAGAAGACAAGGCATCTATTTTAGATAATTCATCATTAATAAGTTTTACCTTTTCTAATCCAGTAAGTGATGCCTCTTCACATAAAGTATTCAATTCTTTTTTCTTCTCTAACTTCAAACTATCTTCTATATCAGCGTAATCACCAATCTTAATTGCAGAAAGAATATACTCCTTTCCATTTATAGTTATAGTACTGGTTACTTTTCCACATACTTCTGATAATCCCATAATTTTAACTCCTTTTTAAGTAAAAAACTTTTTATAAACTGTTAATAAACTTTTCCCTTTACATTTTTTATAAACTTTATATAATATATCTATGAATACAAAATATATAAAAAGAGGTGAGAAAAATGATTAACCATAATGTTAGAATTATAGAAGACCCTGATTCTGGTACTTTTAAAATAGCGGATGTCGCTACTCTAAAAGATAACAGCTGGGAGGATGGTTCTGTTCGTCATCTTGAAGCTCTAATAAAGAATGACAAATTACAAGAACAACCAAAGGACTTCAACAAAGTCTAAAGCAATATGTAGGGGGCATCCAACGCCCCCTATCATTTTCAATTTTTCACAACTCCTTTAATTTTCTAAAAACATTTCCAATTCAAAACCATTACACTTACCCAATTCAAATTCAGGTAACTGATTAATCCCTTTTATTTTATAACGACCAAGTGTAATTAAACGATTATTCCTATGAATAAAAAATTCCGCATCAAAAGATGTCATTGATTCAAACATCCACCAAGACCTAGTCTTAACTTTTGCTTGAACCAATTTATATCTATTCCAATCACCTGATAAAATTTTAATAAACTTATTGTCTAATTCCCAAGAATAACAACCGCCTATTTGTTGACCATCATTATAAAATACTCCACATTCACCCTCCATATTAAGCAGTAGGTAATTGTAAGTCCCCTGTACCTTGAAAACTATATGTATAAGGAATAGCCGAATCAACCGCACCGGTACTACTAATCTCATTGATGAAGGCATCACCAATAAAATTCTGACCAGTTGTCTGTGACTCTTGTAATACTAAAACAACTTCGCTATTAAAAGCTAAAGGTATACCATCTTTTAATCCATCAAAAGAACCAGTCCAGCCAAGTCCGCCCGCTATAAATGTTTTAGCACCAGCATCTGCAAAGTCCGTTGTTTCCACTACATCACCGCTATAAGTAATAGACCATGACTTAATACCAGTTGCTTGTTTCACCGACCTAACATCATCTATATCAAAAGTACCATCTGCTAAATCTACTTGCTGATATAATCCAACAGAAATTATTGCTGTTAAATTAGCCGGAGTTGCATAAGGGATATATACTCTTGTCCAAGTATCGGCAGTTAATGCAGGTATCTGCAAATTTTCTAATGGGGATGCAACCGATGCAGTATCATCTAGCATCAATCTTAAATCGCCTGCTGATGTAACTACGCTTGAACGAACCCAAAATGCAACGCCAATATCAGTAGACAAATTTAATGATACTACCTCACTCATTAAAAGAGTAGTTGCCCCTATAGTTGTGGTGGATGCTCTTGCCGCATTTCCATTCTTACCAGTAACAACGCTAAGAGCAACACCGCCTACGGCTGTCTCATTCCAAGTATCTTCACAATCTTCAATTAAATTAGAAGCTATTAAAGCATCACCTGTTTTCCCATGAATATGACTCATATTTCACCCCCTATCACTGATGAAAGTGGGCTATTAAAATACTGTTTCCAATATTCTCTATTGCCATTTGTTTTCATATGACACTCCTTACATAAGGTAATTAAATTTTCAGGGTCACTATTAGCTTTGTTGTAATCTATATGATGAACATGATGCGACCGTTGTCTGCCTTTGTTTTCGTTTTCATGTTTATCGCATAATTGACAACTATAACTATCTCTTTCTCTAATTAATACTTTTAACTTATTATTAAATTCTGATGAATATGGTTTAAGACTTCCACCGCCCTGCCAGTTTGGATTTAATTCTCCATATTTACCGTAAATACCATTTTTTTCTCCAGTATTTGCTATACCTATTTTTATTTTAGTGGATTCTAAATGAGGTCGCCCCAACCTAGATAGGTTACCTTTAGCATTACTATTTCCTATGCCAGCTAAAGCTATATTTCTTTTATGCTCTTCAGTAAAAGGAGGTTTCTTTTTACCTTTATTACTTTTACTTATTTTTAATCTTGTCTCTAATGGAAGAACACGCCCTGTGCTAGAACATTTAGCACTACAGTATCCCCCTATACCCTTTTTTAAAAGATATAGGGACGATACCCTAGGTTTCCTACATTGCAAGCAATATAGTTTGGTACGCATAAATAATCACCTCCTATTAAGCAGTAGGAACAGTCAATGCCCCAGTACCCTGAAAAGAATAACTATAAACAACCACACCATCTATAGCAGTCGTAGAAGATATCTCTTGTATAATTGCCGAACCAGTCCATAGTTGCCCTGTTGTAGCCGATTCTTTTAATGACAAAGAAACAGTCGATAATAACGCTTGAGGCGGTGCACCATCTTTGACCACTTCATAACTACCCGTCCATCCTGAACCACCAGCTATAAAAGTCTTTACTCCACTATCAGCGAAATCAGTAGTCTCTACTACATCACCACTGTAGGTAATAGACCAATTTCTTGCTCCTGTGACTGCCCCGCCCACATCGACGACTCCCGTTTTTCCATGCAAATGTGCCATTTTCTATTTCTCCTTTCCAATTATAAATTTGTAATTAACTAATTCCATATTCTTATTCTCCTTTATTGTTTTTGTACAAGTATGTTGTATTCCGTCATGCTATGCCATACTCTAGGCTCTTCTTCTAAAAGTAATCTATGATTGTTCCTTTCCATCAATAAATGATTGTATCCAGTTATAGTTAAAGTTGTATCATCAAATAATGTCCATAATTTTTGTTGAGCATCTAATAAAGTCAATGACGAACTACTATTGTCGAATATATCTATCTGCAATAACATATTATTCATCTCAGTATTAAATGTATATTCGGGGGCATCAGTCACTTCCCAATAAACTGAATATGGATAAGTCATATTCTTTGCTATATTGTTAGGTACTTTATAGGGATAGAATCTATTACCTACCGCCAAGTCAAATGAATTACCGGTATTAAACTTATTGTAGATTGCTGTAAAAACTGCTGACAACATTTAATAATTTCTCTCTTATTGTTTGAATAATTTTTTAGCAAATGCAGTTGCTTGTCTCAATGCTGGTCTAAGGAATGGCTGTGCCTTTCTATTACTACCACCAAATTCAACCGCTGAACTGTATTCAACATTAGTACCAACTACTACGACGGGATTGCCTTTTTTACCGGGCTGTCCAACACCAACGACAGCCATACCCAATTTAGCTTTGCCCTTTTTACCTTTTAATGCCGATGTGCTTGCCTTAGCCCCGACCTTAGCATTACCCATACCACTACCAGACCAATTAGTAGATATTGATGCTCTTAATCTTCCAGTATCGACAGGGGCTAATCTCTTTGCCATTCTCTCAACTTCAAAACCTACCATAATTAGTTTCTTAGTAAGGATTTTATCTTTTACTTTTTTAGTAAATGCCTTATCATTCCACCAAGACTTAGGCATTAAGTATGCTCTCTCAAATCTATTTTAAGATGGGTGTTATTTTGATTTATATCATCAACAAATAATATATCAAATGTTCTTGAACCTATTTTTACTATCTGGGATTCTAATATCGACCTTACCGTTCTATCTGATTTTTTAGCATTCACATATAATATATAATCAACAGAGACAGTTTCTTTTCTTTGATTAAGCCTCTCAATACCACTAGAAGAAATCAGCACTGCTTTTGATATTGTTTCAACTGTCGAAAATGATTCTGTTACTCCTCCTATAGCATCAGTTGTTGGCGAATCCGTTTGAATCAAAGCGGTTACCTTTTTACCAGTAGGCATAATTTATATCTCCCATATCTTATATAAATATAAAATCTTTATCGCATCAGCAGGTAAATCATCTATAGATTTTCTTATTTTATCAACAGTAAAATCAGTCACACCTTCTAACTCTTCTTCTATTCTTGAATAAACTAATTTGATTATTTTCAATATAGCGAGTTTTAAATCATCAGGCATCGTTGTTGATGTATATCCAGCTGTGTAGTTACAATAAACTATTGGCACCATATAGAATGACCTGATACCACTAAAATTTGTTGAATGGAATTTTGTATCTTTAGTAAAACTTATCTCTCCATTACTTTCATCAACTTCGTAATTCTGAATACCTGTATCGGGAACTTTCAAACTCACTCTTGTGCTTTTGATTGTTTCTGCACCAAACCTTTTTATCAATTCAGTTGATTGATAATTACCAAAACCAGATACAGCTTCAGCAGTCCATCCTGAACCAATAGCATTGATGGCTGTTACTAAACTATTTATTGTCTTATTGGTTGCAAATGTTAAATCAGCAGAATCATCAACTCCATTATAAGTTAATACAATTTCTGTAGATGATACATTTACTATTGCCGATGTATCAGTATTAGTATTCCATATCGTTAAGGCACTATCAGTACCAAATGATAATCTGTTTATAGTTAAGACAGGGAACTGCTTTAAGAATAATGATTCTGTATCCACATCCCTATGTATTTCCTTATAAGTGGTCGATTCAAATTCTCTACCACAAAATCCTTTTACATATTGTTCTACTCCAGCTTGCACTCTTGCAACATTACTAAAACTATCATCGGCTGATAACTCTAAAAATGGTAATACCTCTGTACTTAAACTAACTATAGACATTATTTAGTCCATCCAATCTTAGCCAAAATAATAGAAAACAAAGAAATAGCAACCGTTGTGATACCTGTCACCTTACTGACCCGCTTATCTATCTCTCCCATTTCTTTATTCAAGGTATCTACTTTTGTTGTATGAGCATCTAATCTTTTCCAGTATTCCTCAGCTGTTGCCATGTGTTTGATTATGGTATCTCTGAATTCTTGTTCATCCATTTGTATATCCCCAAAAAGATTTTAATGAGAAACTAATCATTAGTCGATAAGTCCAATAAAATGAATTATTGCTTGCCCTGATTTAGCATTACCCGCATTTGCTATTGTGAATGTTACAGTATCATTTACTACTGGATGAATGGAAGTGCCAGAACGCACTATAGCCACATCTTGAGTAGTTGCAGATGCTCTGTCAATGCCAACACCATTCAACACATCTATACCTTCACTATCTAGTAAAGTGACATCGTACAAATTTGTCGGGGCAGTTGCACTTGGGTCTGTGATTAAACTTAGTAATTGTCCATCTAAATGAAAAGACCCAGTCGCTACGCCTGCAGCATCAGAAGTCCAATCAATTAGAATCTTTTTAATATACCCATCTTGTCTCGTGACTGTTACTGCCATATTCTATTTCTCCTTTTCAAAAAAGGATTAAGGGGATAATCAAATCCCCCATCACCTCTTACCGCCATAATATAAATTATTATGGAAGCAATATAATTATGCTTGTCTAGCCCAAATACCAATAGCGGAAGTTATAACCCATCCATCAACACCATTACCAATAATTGAAATGCTATCTCCTCTCTTACTTGTAGCAAGAGTATTGATTACATCTTTATTATCAACAGCAGTAAGACCTATGCCAGATATTAAATCAAGTGCCGCAGGACTTAGAGAAATCTGCACTGCACCATCTGCACCAGTATTTACAAATGTGAAAGAGTATCCCACAACTGTAGCTGGTAAAGTGATAACAGCAGTAGCACTAACATAAGTAATAAGACCAGAATCCGCTGCAGTCATAGTATAGGCACCACTCTTAGTCTGTGAATTCACATTACCACTTATTTTAGTCAATGGAAGTCTATTGGTGTCATGGAAAATCAACTCCCCACCAGTGTAATCACTACCTACGCCCATTATTTACTACCTCCTAATATTTTACTGACGATTCCTTTTTTAGTAACCTTACTTCCACCCTTAATCTGTTTATCAACAGGGGCAGAAGATACGGCTTTCTTTTTAGTTGAAGCATTCGCCATTTGTGCTTTCAACCTTCCAGAAAGAATATCATCTAAAAGGACATCATCTATATTTACAGTGAAACCTTCGGGGAGGGTTCTAGTCCCCCCCTGAAAGTCTTGTACTAATCGAAGCTGTGCCATTTATCAAGTAATGGCAGTTGGCGAGACATCCTGTGCATAGCGAGCATTAACCAGAATAGCTTGGATACTCATTAGAGTAGCCACTGTTGGGTCAGTTGCCTTTACCACTAGATATGGGAAGCCATCAGATAATTCCCTTGCATCAATTTTAATTGCGTACATGATATTGTCATTTGTACTTGTTGCGAATCCAGCAGTAGTAGCATTAGTATAACCACTATTAAAAGTATCACCTGCGACTGTATCCTCCGTGCGATATCTAAAAGCAATCGCAGTAGTATTACTACCGGCGTTGTCATCTGATTCTTCTACTGTAATTGTAGATGTGGCACCAGTAACTCCAAGAGATATTAGAATGATAGCAGACTGGTAATTCTTAAGACTAAAGTAGTCTGATACCTGTGCTGCACCATTTATATCTTTAGCAGGTAACGCATTCACAATGTGTCCCTGTTCAGTTATATCTAAAACAGACATATTATTATTTCCTTTCTTTTAATTAAAATTATGCTCTTGTAGCAAGAGTAATGAATGGGCTGAGAGTGTTAGAACCCTTAGCAGGTGTCAAAGGGGCATTCCAAGCAGGTTGACCATCAACCCTAAAAGTAAACCTGAATGCCATTTCATCATTCACGAATCGTACATGCAACGAAGATGCACTATTCATTCCACCCTTGTTAATCATCACATACTGACTGAGGTCGGCAAGTATGATATCACCAACAGTACCCAAAGTAGGACATTGTTCCTGTGGAATAACTGGGCGACCAAACAACTGACCAAAAGGAGAACTTGAAAGTCCACCGGCTGGCAAGTAAACTGGGATACCACCAGTACCAACTACAATCTTAAGACCAAATAATTGTGGTTCAACATCTTGGTTAATTAACCATACTGAATTAGCTCTTGAACGACCCCACATTCTACTCCACATATTGAATACATTTTCTGCAACAACAGAATTGGCTGACTGACCAGACTCTTTAGCTTGGGAAACAGTAGCACCCGCATTTAAAATGCCAAGAGGTTTACCAGCACCGTCGCCATTGATAATTGCATCATCAATTTTGAATCCCATTTCTTCTGCAAAACCAGTATTAAGAATAGAACCTAGTGCAGCAGTATCTTGTAGAAGCTCATCAGTTGCATAAGCAATGGCTATTAGTTTCTTAAGCCCAAGCTCAATTTTTCTAAACTTAGGTTTAGATGCAGTTGGAGAATTACCTTCATCAGCCCAGAAAGAACGAACACCACCCCATCTTGAACCATCAACTCTTGATGTCTCATCAATAGCATTTATCTTGATGCTATCAGAACCAGCACTAATAGGAATTACCCTAGTCCTTGCCATAAGAGTTCCAGTCTCAGTTACATTACGAAGCAACTCATCGCTCTGGTCAGTCTGAACTAGGAATCCACCATCAGATGGAATTGATTCACCAAGCCCTTGTGCCACCTTATGAATTTCTTGCAAGTTCTTTACTTGAGAACCTTGAGCGGCAGACCATACATCTTTTAACTGAGAACCAAGGTCACCATAAGGTGTAGGCATATTTGCTTTTATTCCTACTAATCCCTTTTCCTTTGCATCTTCTGATTTCTCTTCTGCAAGTGCAAGTGCATTTAATTTATTAGTCTGCTCTGTTTGATTAGCTTTAATCGTTTCGAGCTGTTCTTCCATCTCATGCTTAAAGATATTCTTCTGCTCACCAAGTAGTTCATCCATTCTACCTGCTAATACATCAGAGATCGCCCCTTTGAGAAACTCCTTTGTAAACTCTATCTGTTCTGGATTATCTGTTCCAGAATTCTTATTTTCATCGACCATTATATTCTCCATTATAAAAAATTAAATCAAACAATCTATTCATTACCTAATACCTCTAAGTGTATCCCCAGTAATTACTCTATGACTGCCTTGCCCATTTTAAGTGCAATTTGATTTTTCAAATCCCTAGACAACTCATCTCTGGATTGTTTCAACCGTTCTTCAATAATCTCCCCCATAGCTTCTTTTAACTTAGTAGGATTTATTAATGCTTCTAATTCTTTTTTCTCCTTTTTGTTTTCAAATTTAGTTTCAAATTCTTTTACATTCATAACTAATTTATTTTCACTTATACCTTTTGAAGGTGGTGGCTCTACTGCCACAAGTAATGATGACAAAGCACTCACTGCTTCTTGTATTAGCTTTGTATTCTTTTTAGATAAGACTCTACCTTCCTTTTCAATAGACCGTTCTTCCATTGCTTTTAAGAATTTCTCATTTAACTTCTTTATCTGTACCCATTGCTCTTCAACTTGAATTGGGTCAAATAATGTGACCGTCTCTATTGTGGTTTCATAAATATATTTGAAATCAATATGTCGTTCTATACTTGGAGAGCCATCATTGTTCTCTATATACATAGTTACAATCACATGACCATTAGGATAATCGATAGGATATAAATCTGTGACATATGCCATATCATTTTCTGATGCTGTAACCATATCATTATTTTTATAGTTAGAAGCATTTATCATTTTTCTTATTGATTCTATTATTTCATGCACACTGGGATTGCCTTCTGCATCTATAGTCTTTAATATAGTATTATCTTCCCCAGACCATTTATGCAATAAGGATAATGTGCCAAAATCAATATCATCTACATCATGTTTAACTATCCAATCAATAGCCTTCTCTTTAGTCCATCCCTTATCAGTTGGAAATTGCAATTCACATAACTCATTATCTTCTACCGTTGCATATAGTAATGGGCTGTCCTGTATTTGTAGTCGTTTGGACTTCCCTTCATCATTACCATATTGCCATACTATGATTTTTGATTTTTCAATTAGTGCATACCCTTTGACCGTGTTATCAATAACTGCATTAAGTAATTCATCCTCTTGTTTTTCAATAATCAATCTATTGTCATCGTTGCTACTACCCACACCATTGCCACCCCCCACATCAGTACCACTAGCAGTATCGCCATCAACATCTCCTTTATTAATATTTTTCATTACCAATTTAATTTGTTTTTCTTCTTCTTCACTAAAATGAATGACACTATTTGCATCGGGTAATAACCCTTTAGATACTGCAACTGTAACTGCTTCTTGATTAGATGGTACTAATACATCACTGACTTCCAATAGAAGCACCTTTGTATATATCCGTTTAGTGCTTTTGATTGTTTCACTATCAATCCATCCCTTATCAATTAAAGATTTGCTTATCTCATTGAATCCTTGTTCGCCATTCTTGAATGATTTAATTGGAATGAAACCAATACTCGCCGCCATTGGAAATCCATCCTTCTGCCATTTCCAATACTCCTCTGCTAATTGCGTTTTAGCATATTGAGTTTTTTGCATTAAACCATAACCATCTTTTATTGACTTAATCCAAATAGATTTACCAACGCCAAGACCAGAATAATTATGTCCGGGGAGTACCACTGGCTGTTTATTATAATGGTCTAATATTATTCCATCAGGAAGTATAATTTCATCATCCCTATCTTTAGCTACAGTGGTGATGGTTTTAATTACCGACCGCTCATTAGCTTCAAATTGCACATCACCAATATCAAATGGTGTAGTTCCTTTGCGTATTAATTCTAAGTCTGTATTCTTACCTGATATTCCAAACTTACTTGCTAATGTATTTATTTCTTTCTTCGCCAACTTCTCTGTTAGCTTCATCCGCATAGTTATCAATTCCATTTACTTATATCCCTTCTTTCCCTTTTTAAAATCAGAAGTCTTAACTGTTGACTTAACTGTCTTATCCATAGGAGGTAACCCTGCTATTTGAGTAAATGTTTCATTGCCGTTGGTATTTATCTTTATAGATTGAACACCTTCAATAGTAGCAAAAGTATTTCCTCTACCATCTGATATTGATGTTCGTTTACCTATTGTTGTTATTTGTAATTCCATTTAATTACTCCTTTTATTTAAAATTTTTATTTAATTACTTCTTTTTCTTTTTAATCCAATCAACATTTCTTTTATCAGTATCTACTATCATAAGTATCTTTTTATTTTTCTTTTGTTGGAGACGCAATTCTTTTCTAATCAACTTAATTTCTTTTTCTTCATCTGTAGCCATTGTTAAAACACCTTTTAATTTCTTTTTTAAATTACAATTCCGCTTGGTGCCTCTGGATTAACTATATATTAGGTATCAATGATTCCTTTCCAACTACTGGACCTAAGACGCACCGGCAAGAAATATCTTGACTTGCTATCCCACTATTACCCGGACTCTTTGTCTGTCCGCCACTTGGATATTTAAAATACCCACCCAGTTTAACTGTCTTACCATCTAATGCTTTATGGTCATCACGCACTCTGGAATCATTAGTAGCTATCCACTCCAATCTATCAACCACACCCGATTGAATATAAGATTGAATACTGCCTTCATTATATGCTGATAACACTTCTGTTCTTGCTATAGTCACTGCTCTAGCACCTCTTGCTTTTCCATATACACCAGATATTCTTTCAGCAATAGATGGAATTGATTCACCCTTACTGACTGCTAATCGTAATTGCTTTCTTAATTTACCTATTGTCGTTTCATTTACTAATCCACCCACCTTAGTCAATCTATTATTCAAATAACTATTTATATTTGGATGCTCAACATTAAATTCTAAATTAGGCAATAACTTACCTGCTCGTTTACCTGCTTGCTTTAATGCTTTGTCGTAACTTGATTTTAATTCCTTACCATATTTTTTCTTCCATTCTCGTGGACCGAATATGACGCTAGATACATCACCCTTTTTTAGTTTGATTACTCTTCTTGCTGATTTAAATTTCTTTAGGTTAGCCAATACTTCTTTTTCTTGTTCAGTAAAATATATTTTTAAATGTCTAACGAATATTCTTTCTAATATATCTGCACCTGCTATAAACGATTTCCAATATGCTACTCTCCGTTCTTTAGTACTAACTCCTTCTGTAAAGTTTTTTTTTGAAATGTAACAGTGACTTGTTCACCTGCTATCTCCTTACCTGTCATATTACATAATGATTCCACATCCTCAATAGAACTGGACATTATCTTTTCAGTGTGCAGTATGCCATTACTATTATAAGTGACTAAAAATGTTTTTAATTCCCGTGGCTTTGAATTATCATCTTCAATTGATGTAGACTTCATGAGGGGGGGTTTATGAATATCAATCGACATGCCCTTATTAATTAGAGGAGGAGTTATAGGTATGTCTTCTTTAGAAGAATCAAAAGTGTCAGGTCTCTTGACTTGTTCCAATCCTAAGCCACGGGAATTCTTTTTACTTGTATCTACATTGGATATATCAATTGCCATTGGCGATAATCCTCTATCTGCTCTTATCTCATCAACTGTTCTTATTCCATTCCTAACATCCATCGCATCTTGTTTTAATTGAAACTCTCTGTCCTCTGGAATAGGATTATCAAATGCGACAAAAAACTCTCCGCCATACAATGGCATTATCTTTTCGTTTATTTTTTCTTGAAATAAAGTTAATCTTGGTCTAATTGTATCTCTTAAAAAATCTGTCTGTGCTACTTCTGCATTTGATTTATTTACATTCTCAGTTATCAGTTTAGATAATGGAACACCACTTGCCATTGCAATTCTTTCTAAACTATCTCTTCTTGTATCTTTTAATCCTAAATCAGCGGGTGCTTGACTTATCTGTTTCCATTGTAAACCACCCTGCAATACTAATGGCGTGAGTACATTCCTTACTCCAGTATATCTCTGTTTGAATTCCTTTTTAATTTTCTCGTAAAGTGAAGGTGCAACAATCGCTCCTTCTGGTGCTTCCAATACACCATCAGGTCTTGCCATATTAGAAAAGAATGATATATCATATCTATCTATGTTTACTTGTAGATTATATGCTTCACTCATAGCACCTAACCAACTCACGCCATAATATAAATTATTAGGCGATGGGTCTTTGAAATGGACTATCTCATCAATATCAAATGGAATTCTTGTCACACCTGAATCAGAATTAGGAATCTGTAATACATATCCCTTAATAAACTTTTCCTTATCAGGAACCACATACATCCACTGAGTTGGGATAACCCATAACTCTTCTGGTACACCAAAAGCATCTTTAACTATGTACCAGAATGTGTTACCCATCAATTCCATATTGATATCTGATAACATTAAGAAATCAAAATAGTTTTGATATGGATTTATATTTGCCATTAGAGTTATAAATGGATGTTCCGTTACTTCTTCCACTATCATATTCTTTTTAATTATTTGCTTATTCAAATTAGGTTGTGCTTTGAGATATGATTTGAATTCTTTATTAATTGGGATAGTGGGATTTAATAACTTCTTCCCTTCCGGTTTATTCATAAATAATCGTAATGGCACATTAGCTACTTGAGTGGCTATCTTTTTAGTACATACATATGCAGTATTCTTATATGCCTTCGATAACTTTCTATGATCCTCTCCTTTGATTGCTCTGAAAGATGATTCAAAATTGAGAGTAGCAAATTGTATAAACCTATTTGGCATAGATGATATTGCTATTGCTTTCTCTTTTGCTTTTTTAAATAATCCCATTATGCCATTTCCAAATTGTCAAAATTAAATTCCTTTTCATATTCAAGAACTGATTCGTAACTTATCCCGTAACTCCGTCTTACTTTTATTCCTGATAGTTTATTCTCTAATATCAATCTGCGTATAGTATTCTCTGATACATTCCACCGCCTTGCTGCCTGTTGAACTGATATGAATCTGCCCGTAGGTTTTAATCCCATGTTATAGATTCCAGATTGGTAATCTGCCCATCCATTTTTTAATACCCCTATGAATCCATATTGAATACCAGCTGTTCATATAAAATGAATATGCCCTCTTAAAACTAAAAATCATTCCCTTAATGCTATAAACTTTTTTACATTTTGATTTAAGTGCATGAATAGAACTATCCAATGTCCATTGATGTAATCTATTTCCATTAGTGATACTATACTTTTTATTTTTATAAATAATCTCATCACCTAATGACAATCTAAACATAGACCTTAATGCCAATCCAATTATCAATAATCTAAAATAAACTTTTTTATTATCAAAACATATCCTCCTCATATCCTCCTCATATCATATCATTATCAAAATCATCATTATCATCATCATTTATAAATGCTTGTACGCTACTAATAGCAATTACATTATCCTCTTCTTCAATTATTTCTTTTTTTCTTATTGGATGTCTATCATCACTTGTATATTGTTTTATTTTATTTTCTCTATCAACAGCACCTTCATAATCAGCATCACCCATAATATCCACTATCGACTCCCATACATATCTAACTAACTGTGTAAATGCATCCACGCCGTCCATTGATTCACCAACTGGAAATCTTGCCAAGTCCTCAATAAATAAATCAACCCACGGTGCTTCAATGTATCTAGGGTCTGGTAATAGTATATAACCAGCTTCACACTTAGGACTTATTATTGTCGCCCTTGTAAATTTATCACCTTTTACTTTTATGGCAATAGCAGGAATCATATCATCACTTGCATGAGCAAATTGTAATATAGATTGTCCACTTGCCTTATCTTCTATCAATACTGCATCAGGTCTATCACGATAATATAAATTTCTTATTGCCTGTTCACCTTCTGGCACTTCCATCCGCCTACGACTATAATCAGTGATGTATAAATTGCTCCCTGCTTTTATACCAGAACAGAATCCCCAATAGTCATTTGATTCTTTTGCTTTATAAGCAGTGTCCCATGAATGAGCATATAATGTCCATGTATCTTCGGCGGGCAATTCTCTATAGGAACCCCAATAACTCCTTTTAAATAAATTACCACTCTTAGCAGATGGATTTTGACTATGTTGTGACGCATAACCTCTAGCACCTAAATCTTTCTTTGCTTGTTGCAATGCTTGATAGTCAAATAACTCTTCATTCAATAACTCATCATCTTTTGTTCGTGGGTCTTTAAAACCAATACAAGTAACCTTGCTTCTCTTCGGGTCATATTCTTGTGGAAGCATTAAATGTTCCCATCCACCTTTTTCTAATTCATGCCCTGCAATATCTTTGTCATGTAATCTCTGCATTACCAGAATCATAACGCCATCTTGATTTTTTCTAGTAGTCCATGCATTATCCCACCATTCTATCTGAGATTTCAAAACTGTCTCAGTTAGTGCTAAAACATTCTTCATGTCGTGGGGGTCGTCACAATTATGAACCAATATATTATTTGCAAAATAATTATGATTCTTAGGGATTCGGATATTGTAAACTTTATCCGGTGATTGTTTTTTAATTATCCTTTTTACTTTAACAAATTCAATCATCTACTATACCTATAGCAGAACGATTTATCATTTTAGTTATGTGCTTACTTCGTAATCCTAATTTCCATAGATAATCATAATCAAATCTCTCTGGCAACTTCTCCCACAAAATTCTTGATGTGGCATTCACGCCACCATTAGTTTTAAATGGATTCTTATCCGTCAATTTAATAAAAGAGAATTCACCATATTTGGATTGAGTTTTACTTACCCTCAAACGATTGTTAATATCAGACATGAGCTTCTTTATTGTTTGACTAATTTTTTTCTTTGTCTTTTTAGTACATGGATTTTCTTTACGCTTTGCCATCCATAATTCTCTATTATTCTCCCATTGCTTTTTCATAGCTTTGGATTTAATCCGTCTTATCTCTTCTTTCGTCCGTGTGGATTTAATTATTGGCTTTTTATTTAATGTCCTTTTTTCATCTCGTTTACGATATGCCTCTAGATTTTCTGGTTTCTTCCATGCTTCTTTTATTCGTTCGGAATGTTTATCTCTATTTTCTTTCGTCCAGTATTCTTTTTGTACTCGTCTTTGTTTTTCTTTATACCATTTAGTTGAAGCTGTCTTTTTAAAATGTTTAACTTTTAATCTACAACTACGAGAAGTAGGATTCACAACGCCATTACCACCATCTGTTGAGTTATATCCATTAGGTACTTTTGTATTAAATGATTTTATTGCTTTAATTTCTAATTCTTTTAAATAATCTGAATCATTAGCTATTACCAGTACTCTTTTAGAGATAGAATCTATCCCATATTTTCTAATAGCTTTATAAAAAATAGTGTTGAATTTGTACTTTAATGCACATTTAATATGTTGTGTATACCGCTTATGTAAATCAAATGAAGTTACGCCTATATATTGTTTACCATTCTCAAACGCTATACCATAGAGGCACCCCATTATTTTAATTCCAAAACAATATCGTCAATCATAATTTCATCTGCCCTTATCCATCCTTTATTTTTTACATAAATTAAATGGTCTTCCGTACATTCAAGAACATTCCCAGTTTCTGTTTCTATTTCCATAATACTTCTATCTTCACTATTATTAGTTTCATAAGCTGTAATCGACTCATATTCAATTTCATTTGTACTTAAATTAAAACTCGCCACCAACGCTGATAATTTATTTTTAACAATATCACCAATCTGCATATTCCCATTATTTGTTTTTATAATTGCTTCATAAGGGAGGCATACCAAGTACCCGCCCCTTTCACCAGTAGTACCACTGCCAGTTGACATTGCAATTCTATAACCAGTCTTATTATTCTCATATCTAGTCTTAGTGTTCTGGTCAGATGTTAATTCAAATCTATCACTCCACTTATCTTGATACCATGGACTTTCTAATATGCGTCTACTTTTCAAACTATCCCTTGTAGATAATTGATTAGCATAACTCGCAGTTAAAAACCTAGCAGTCGGTTCATGTATCCATACCCAAGTGGGAAATAAAACAGATACCATTGTTGACTTGGCAAATCCCGGAGGCACATTTATTATTAGTTTTTTTATTTGCCTCGTGTAGACTGCTTGTAAATGGTCACATATTGCATCAGTAGCCCAATTTCTTAGATACGGAGTAGTAGGTTCAATAGTATGCCATGCCATAGAAACATAGTCACTGAATCTTTGCTCAGCGACATGCTTACCCAGTAATCTTTTTGAGGTTCGGGGGTAAAGTGTACGACTCATCTGATTCCTTATCCGATTCTACTTTGTATGATAACTCTAATAACTTTCTCTTTTCATCTATATCCAATTTGTCATAATTAACTTGTAAGTTGTTTGTCGTATTGACAACTGAATTATCTATTGGCGTAGGTAGTCCTTCTATCGTTCCATAGCGTGCATGGAATAAACTAAATATATCATTGTATGCACTCATGAGTATTGGCAGTAATGTTGCTATATCATCTTTTTCTATTTGTCTCATTAAATAATTTAATCTTTCTATCGTGACTATGACTGGCTGTTGCTGTAACTTTGTATCTTTTGTTAGAGTCTTAACCATCTCATGTAGATTAGTAACTTCCCTTAAAGACACTTTGTTTGGCATACCTGCTTTTCTACCACCTCCACGATTCTCACCTTTTTTAGCACCATTGTTTTTACGCTTATCTATCTTCTTTAGACTATTTTTTAATTTCACTTTTCTTATATTTGTTCTTGCCATAACTTAATCACTCAATTCAAATAACCAATTACTTTATTGATTATCCCTATGACTATTTCTCTTTTTAAATTGCCTATGACTATTTCTCTTTTTAAATTGCCTATTACATTTCTTGTCGTATGAATAATTTCTTTCCGTAGTGAATAGACTATGACTCAATGCTATTAGAAATGATTTATTTATTTTCCCTATTGTGGATTCTTTTATATTTGACATAACTTTATTTTTGAATAACCAATTATCATTTCTAAATTGTTTTTGATAGTTAAACTATTTCCTTTATTTAATTTTAATTATTCACTTATTTTAAAATAATGATTTCTTGCTTCAATGGTTCATACTGTCCTTGAGTTATTACCATTCCATTATTGTGAATAGTTATTCTTGCTCCATTGGATGTTTCATAAAATATGACCGCTATATAATTCATTCTGCATATTTTCCTAATTGAATTTCCCTTTGTTCTATTTCCTGCTCTTCATCAAATAATTCTTTACAGGTGTTATCACAAAATTCTATTTGACTATTTATATCAATTCCACAATAAGAACACTTTTTGTATTTTAAGTTTAATTATTTATTCTTAGTTTCTAAAAATAGTAGATTACTCAATATATTATTTCCTCTGCTTTTAATTCCTGTATAGTTTTCTTTTTGAAATGTTTTCTAGGACTACCGCACATCCAGCAGGAACAACTCTGTAAGTTATCTTTTTCTTTTCGAGCATAATCAATTACATTTTCAATATCTGAATATCTATTCTTAAAAATAGACAATGCTTTTTGAAATAGTCTATTTGATTGGTGTCTTCTAAATGCTCTCGTTCTCATTTTTATTTTAATAATTCAATGCACATGATTACTAATCTCTGAAAAATTTAAATACCCATATTCTTTATGAAATTTTAGTGATGCCCTATCATATGCTTTTGCCGCCTCAATCTCATTATCAAAGTAACCGAGATAATTTAGTTTATTGTTAATACGAATTTGAGCTATCCATTTTTTCTTATTCTTAACAGCAACCACGCCTTTGTATCTACTACTAACATTTTTTTGCGGTTCTTTATTTTGCTGGTTTTGTGAATGAGAGCAAACTCTTAAATTACTTTTTCTGTTATCTAACCCATTATGATTGATATGGTCTACCTGCTTGTCTTTTGTGACACTCATGAGTAAGCGGTGCATTTGTATATTCTTGTGATTCCTTTTTTTGGATGCCCCCGTATAAGCATAGAAGGTTGAATGGTCTTTTCTAACACACCACTTATAATCTTTTACAAGTTTCCAATCTTCAATATCAATGATTGCCTCCTTACCTTGCGTAAGTGGAATTCTTTTTATTGTTCTCAAATCAAATAGCCCTTTCTTTTTTTAATAGACAATTTATTTCCTTTTTAAAATAGGTAATTTAAAATTCTAATAGACATTATTCTATTCAAATTAAAAATAGAAAAATAGTCAGAACCGAAGGTTCTTACTATATATCTTTAGATATATATTTAACTTATATTATTATATAAAACTTTTTTAATAGTCTGACTAAAACTTTATTTATACCCTGACAAATTTCTAACATTCAAAAAATGGATAATAGTCACATCTATTTTCTATTCCCATGTAAAGGTTTTTCTCAATAAAAATTTTTGATTACCATCTATCTAATTCTTACTAATTCTTAAAAATGGATATGCTTTTTGGAATTACTATTGAGAATTTATAACCGCTAAAATTATTTTTGAATAAACTATCCCCCTCGTAATTTTAGATACGCTAGTTTATTAAGGTTTTGAAAAGTTTTTTAAAAAGTCATTTTTTCTATTTTTAGATTTAATTTTTCCCTATAAATTTATTAGTCTATTGTCTATCTCTCATTCCTTAATATAGCTATATTTTATAATAAAAAATGCTTAAAACCCTTGTAAACATTAGATATATCCCATTTTATTCTCTAAGTTATTGATTTATAAGGGGAAAAAACTTTATTTTTATTGCATTTTTTGCTTTACATTTTTTATAGATTTTATATAATAAAGACAAGAAGTAAGAGATAAATAGTAACTTAAATAAAAGGAGAATGAGAGAATGGAAATAACAATAGTAAATAAACAAGTCAGAGTAAAACCAAAATCTAATCAATATGAGATAGTGCGGGGGACATTAGAAAATAAATTTAATGTCCTTAGTTCTAACG